AATATTAAAGCGTGGGCGAGCTAAGCTCCGGCGTAGCTAAGGCTGCTGCGTAGCGTAGTGGTACCTACGTACACACCGTTGGGCCTATGCGCGTGTCGGAAATTCGACTCCGATCACCGGGAAATTGTATTAGGTCTCATTTTAGGAGAGAGAATGTTAACTTTATCAGCGCACTCCGACGCGCCTATTACACACAAAAGCGTAAACACTTTTGGGGAACCACTATTATTGATTACCAATTGGTCACCGATATATCGGTGATCAATTTACCTATTGGTGACTAAGTTACCTTTCTATATTTACCCATTCACTTCAGTAATTATTCAATTACTGATTTATGACTCAGTAAAAACAGTTGTATTTTCTTTTTTATTTTCTTTTTATTTTTTCAGTGGGAACCACTGATATTTCTTGTTTTTATTTTTCTCTGCTCATGTTTGATTTGTTATTGCTTTTCTTTTTCCTTTTTCCATTTTGTTTTCATTTATTGTTAGTTTCGGTTTCCTGTTTCGCTGCGCGACCATTTTCAAAGAATAGAATAGGGTCTATGGGGTTTTCTTTTTTTCATTATTTTCTTATCTTTTTTCTTCTTTTATATTTTTTTCTTCCTAATTATTTCATAATTATGATTCATTAGAACTCCATATTACAAAAACAATTAATATCAACGTCAACATCCATAACAAATATCTCCACTATAAAATATATGAACATAACCAAACCACGTATATCAATAATAACCATATATCACAACTTTTGGTTCTATTTAATGGGTGTTCATATGTCATGAACACTCACACAACACAATGTCGATCAAATACAATAACCAGAAGGGGATGAAATTCACCATAGACGTCCGATTGAACGAAGATAACTCCATTCTGGTTCAAATACAGCTATTCTCAACAGGATCTCCAGCACTGACAACGAAGAAGTTCATGATTCCATACGGGCACAGTGGAATCATACCGCCATTCAACTTCAATAATCTGGAAGAAGGGATACACAACATGTTAGCACTCATGTACAAGGAGTCTACAATGGGTAATTTCAAGCAAGAAGACATGGTGGAGGGAATTGATATGCTCAAGATGGAAGAGGCTCCTGTAATAGACATTAATGTAATGGATGCATACGATGTGTTTACGCATACATCCGTATAAATGCGTATTTATAAAAATAATACATAAAACTGTTTTGTGATCATATTCTCTAATATACGAAGCCCAATTTAAATATATGATAAAAGCCCAATACAAATAGGCCCAATAGCATTTACCAGCCCATTAATTCTGCAGATCTAACATGTGGGACCCACTGCGTCCCCGGAGGCACCGCTCGCCCACGGT